GCCTCTGATCGTCACGTCTCCGCCGTCGCTGTCGCCTGGTCCGAGTCCGTCGCCGCCACGGAGGGTAACCTCACCTGCGTCGGAGTTATCAAATTCCGTGCTACTGTCTCCGCCGTTAATCTCTACATCCCCACTATCGCCATTTCCATGTTGCATACCACCGGAAATGAGTACATCGCCTCCGTCTGCGTCGTCCTCTTCTCCTGCTGTCGCATAACCTTCTCCGCCTCTTATAACTAGATCTCTACCATCCATGGAACTTTCTGTTCCGTTTGGTGCTTTGATAAGTTCTACATTTTCAAGGTCTCCGCTGCCACCATCTATAATTGTTACTAATTCAAGATTAGAATCTTTTACATCTCCATTTAGTATTCTAGATTTTACTCTATCAACCGATCCTGGTCCTGTTCCTTCTGTTGTTTGTGTCATATTTAAACTCCTTTTTAAGTGTTTGGATCAAAATTTTTCTACAAGCCTTTTGTCTTGTAATTAAAAGATTTTTGATCTATAATCTATTTAGAATTAATATTGCAATTTTTGTTTGGCTAATCGAAAATGAAAAATTTAGATTTCAAATACATTTCTGCACAAAACTTTTTGTGCTTCGGTCCCCAAGGTATAGAATTTAATTTTGAAGATTTTTCTAATATTGTTCTAATAAGAGGCAATAATTTAGACATTAAAGAGATCGATGATAAGGTTGCAAGTAATGGCGTTGGAAAAAGTTCTATACCTGAAATCATTGTTTATGCCTTATTTGGTAAAACTATAAAGCATCCTAAAAAAATAACTCATAAAGATGTAATTAATAATCAAATTGGTAAAAATTTAAAAACGGAAGTTCGATGGGGAGATCTTAGAGTAATTAGAACAAGAAAGCCAGATAGCCTTAGAATTTGGGAAGATCCAAAACATGAGTGGAAAGATGAAACTGAAATTACTTTGGGCGGAATTCCTGCAACCCAAAAGTTAATAGAAGAAAAAATAGGACTTAATTATGAAACTTTTGTAAATGTTCTTATATTCACTGATAATAATGCGGGCAGCTTTTTAGAATGTGATGCCAATGATAAGAGACAAATAGTAGAAAACTTATTGTCCTTAGATAAATATAGAAATTTTGCAGATAAAGCCAAAGAGATTAAGAAGGATAAAAAAGACTCGATAAAAAGCGTTTCTTATGAGCATGAAACTCTATCCGCACAGATAAAACAGATAGAATCTAGATTAGAAACAACAAAAAATCAAGAAAAAGAATGGAATGTTCAAAAGAAAAAAGAAATTAAAGATTTTGAAAACAAGATAAAAGAATTAAAAGAAAGCCTTTCTTCAACCGATGAGGGTCAAGAAATTTCTTTATACTTAGAATCACAAAAAGAAATTGATTCTATAAATAAAAACCTATCTGAGTTAGAAGAAAAACAAAGCGAACTAGAAGAAATAATAAGTTTAGCAAAAGATAAAATAAATCTAACTAATAGAAACTTTAACAGCCTTACAATTAAAATAGATAATGTTGACGCTTCTATAGAAAAAATAAAATCTAACATAAAAGATTGTGTAAAAGAAATAAACAAATTTGAAGAAAATAAGGGTTCAAAGTGTAAGTTTTGCTTAGGAGAGGTATCAGAAGATAATTATAAAAAATATGTATCTGAGATTAGGAAAAAGATACTGGAGCTAGAATCAGAAATATTAACTAAAAATAGTGAAAAAGAACGCGTTGTTTCAGAGTCTTCTGATGTAGAGTTGGTGTTGAATAAAATAAATAAAGGTCTACAGTCAGCAAAGTTAAGTTTAGATAATAATAATACTTTATTAACAAAAAAAAGAAAAAGACTACAAGATTTAAATAAGATTGAAAAGCCGCAAAATAAAAATGTTTCTAATCAAATCATTGAAGAAAAAATTAATAATCTAGAAGATCAAATAATTAATAAGAATAAAGAACTAAATGAAAGTCCTTTTATTAAAATAATTAATTCTATAAGTGAAGATCTTATTGAAAATAGAAACATTCTATTCAATAAGAAAAAAGAATTGGAAGAATTAGAAAAAGATTTGCCTTATTATGATTTTTGGGTCACTGCATTTGGAGATACTGGAATAAGGAAATTTGTAATAGATGGCGTAATACCAGCACTAAATTCTAGAATTGCTTATTGGTTACAATTTTTAATAGATGGAAAAACCAAGTTGGAATTCAATAATGAACTAGAAGAAAAAATAGAAAGAAACCCATCAGATGGAGATCCTTTTGTTTATCATGCTATGAGTGGAGGAGAAAGAAGAAGATTAAATCTTGCCGTTTCCCAGGCTTTCGCCTATGTTATGTCTCTAAGTTCAGGAGTTTGTCCATCAATTGTTTTTTTAGATGAAGTCACCACCAATATAGATCCAATTGGAGTTTATGGAGTGTATAATATGATTACTGAATTATCCAAGGACAGAAAAGTATTTATAACTACTCATGATCAAAACTTATTAGATTTATTAGAGGGTTGTGAATTAATAAGATTAGAAAAAAAGGGTGGTTTTACCAAAATAAAAAAAATTTGAAAAATTTTTTTTATCAAACTTAGATATACCTACAAACATATTTTAAACTAGCCAGGAGATTTTATGATTTTTGATGAGCAAATTAGTCGCAAGCCTGACCAATACCCATGGACGCAAGAGTTTATCTCTTCTATGCATAATGGATTTTGGACAGATAAAGAATTTTCTTTTCAAAGTGACGTTCAAGACTTTAGAGTTTCTCTTACAGATCAAGAGAGAGAAATAATTACTAGAGCACTTGCTACTATTGGCCAACTTGAAATTTCGGTCAAGAAATTTTGGGCGAAAATTGGCGATAATTTGCCGCACCCTTCTATCAATGACATGGGCTACGTTATGGCAAATACCGAGGTTATTCACGGAGACGCTTATGAACGTCTACTTGAAGTTCTTGGAATAGATGATGCTTTTGATAATATATTGGAACTAGATATTATTAAGGGAAGAGTAAATTACTTAAGAAAGCATCTGCGCAGATTCCACACAGATAATAAAAAGCAATTTATTTATTCCTTGATACTTTTCACTTTGTTCGTTGAGAACATAGCTCTATTCTCGCAATTCTATACAATAAGCTGGTTTGGAAGGTACAGAAATTTATTGAAAGACACAAACAAACAAGTAGAATATACTTCGAGAGAAGAAAATCTACACGCAATGATTGGGATGAAGATCATTAATGTTATCAGAAAAGAATACCCAGAATTATTTGATAAAGAATTAGAAGAAAAAATAATTAGCGAAGCAAAAGAAGCAGTTAGTCATGAAATGAAAATAGTAGAATGGATTGTAAATGGACACAAAGCTGAAAAACTTAGTTCAGAGATACTTAAAGAATTTATAAAAAATAGAATGAATGAATCTTTAAAGCAGATCGGCTATAATGAAATTTTCGATGTAAATAGAGAATTATTGTCAAAAACAGTTTGGTTTGACGAGCAGGTTTTAGGAAACAACATGTCAGATTTCTTTCATTCTCGTCCAACCGAATACAGCAAAAAATCTCAAAGTTTTTCTGAAGAAGATTTATTTTGATTGTTGCCTGTTTTTTCTGTTTTTTTTGTGTATAATGCCTATTCTCATCAACAATTTTATTAAGTAAAAAATGAACAAAGAATATTATTGGCTCAACAGCCACAGCCGCCTTTTTTTGGAAAGAGGATATCTAGAAGAGGGCGTTACGCCAGAGGCTAGAATCAAACAAATTGCAGATAATGCAGAGAAAATTCTTAAATTAAAAGGTTTCTCTGATAAGTTTCAAAATTATATGGCAAAGGGCTTTTACAGCCTTGCTACGCCTGTTTGGACTAATTTTGGCAATAATCGGGGGCTTCCGGTTAGTTGCTTCGGCAGCTTCATTCAAGATAAGATGGAAGAAATATTAACTAAAGCTGCGGAAGTTGGAATGATGAGCAAGTTAGGCGGAGGGACATCAGGTTATTTTGGATCCTTGAGACCAAGAGGAACCAAGATTAGTGTTGGTGGAGAAAGTAGCGGTGCTGTTCATTTTATGGAAATTTATGACAAAGTCGCAGATGTAATTAGCCAAGGAAGCGCCAGAAGAGGCTCGTTTGCTGCCTACATGCCAATAGAGCACAATGATATAGAAGAATTTCTTCAAATTAGATCTGAAGGGCATTCTATACAAAATATGAGCATTGGAGTTACCGTTACTGATGAGTTTATGGAGGGACTAATAAATGGAGATAAAGATAAAAGAAAAATATGGGCGAAGGTAATTCAAAAAAGATTTGAAACTGGTTATCCTTATATAATGTTTGTTGATACAACTAACAAACAAGCTCCACAAGTTTATAAAGATAAAAATTTAAAAATAAAAAGTTCAAATTTATGTTCTGAAATTCAACTTTTTTCTGATGAAAAAAACTCTTTTGTATGTGTTTTATCAAGTCTTAATTTGCTTCATTGGGATGAGATCAAAGACACCGATGCTGTAGAAACTTTAGTTTATTTTCTTGATGCTGTTAACGAAGAATTTATTGATAAAACAAAAAATGTAAAGTACATGGAAGCCGCCCATAATTTTGCTAAAGCTCAAAGAGCTTTAGGAATGGGAGTTTTGGGTTGGCATTCTTTGTTGCAATCTAAAATGATTGCATTTGAATCAATGGAAGCAAAGTATTTGAATGTTGATGTTTGGAAGATAATCAGAGAGAGAGCTGATAATGCAACCGAATCTTTGGCGAAAGAGTACGGAGAGCCAGAACTTCTAAAAGGCTATGGAAGAAGAAATGTGACCACTTTGGCTGTCGCCCCTACAACTTCAAGCAGTTTTATTTTAGGTCAAGTAAGCCCTTCTATAGAGCCGCTCAATTCTAATTATTTTGTAAAAAATTTAGCCAAGGGCAAATTCACTTATAAAAATCCCTTCCTTAAAGAAATTCTTAAAAAATATGAAAAAAACAATGATGAAGTTTGGAAAAGCATATTGGTAAAGGGAGGGTCGGTCCAACACTTAGATTTCTTATCGGAACAAGAGAAAAATGTTTTTAAAACTTTTGGAGAAATCAGCCAGAAAGAAATTGTCATTCAAGCGGCCCAACGTCAGAAGCATATCGATCAATCTCAGTCACTAAATCTAATGATTCCTCCAAATACATCTCCAAAAGAAGTTAATTCTTTGTTGATTGAAGGTTGGGAAATGGGTGTTAAAACTTTCTACTATCAAAGAAGTGCAAATCCTGCTCAAGAATTAGCTAGATCCATTCTCACCTGCTCTTCTTGTGAGGCCTAAAAGTGGTTGACAATAGAAAAACCTGGTTCTTAGACTTTGACGGCACCCTTGTTGCTCAAAAAAGCTACCACGGAGATGTAGATGAAATTTTACCCACCACAATCGATTTCTTTAATACAATAATAAAAAATGACGATTTTGTAATCATTACGACAGGAAGAGAAGAAGCAAATCATAAAAATCGAATTGAAAGTTTTATGAAAAAATTCAATCTTCGTTATGATCTAATTATATGCAATCTGCCAACAGGTCCAAGAATTGTAATAAATGACACGAAACCGGATGGATCTATAACTGCCTACTCATACAGCATTCAAAGAGATAAGGGTATAAATTTAGAAGAAATTAATATATGAAAATAAAATTTTTATCAAAAGAAGCAAAGATTCCAATGAGAGCAAACCCGTCAGACGCGGGAGCGGATCTTTGTTCTGTTGAAGATTTCATTTTAAATCCTCTTGAAAGAAAAGCAATTTCAACAGGCATCTCATTAGAGATTCCAGAAGGTCATTACGGCAGAATAGCTCCAAGATCTGGACTTGCTTACAAGAATGGAATTGATGTTCTGGCAGGAGTTGTAGATAGTTCCTATAGAGGAGAAATTAAAGTAATTTTATTCAATACAGACAAAGAAAATTATTTTAAAATTAATATTGGTGATAGAATCGCACAATTAATAATTGAAAAGCATTTTAATTTTGAGTTTGAAATTGTCGAAGATCTTTCGTATACTCAAAGAGGCGAAGGAGGTTTTGGCTCTACTGGAACTTAAATAATGAAGAAAATTAAAATAAATTTCAAAGCAGAGAAAAAAGATAAAAAAAAGTCTGATAATTGCCCAATATGTGGCCAATACATGGACTTATGTGTAATTTCTCATAAAAATAAACCTTTTGTAGACAATAGGCTTTATCCGAAAATTTGTTTTACTTGTTATTGCGTTCCCAAAGTATCCGATCAAAAATATGATGAAAATGGATATATAAAAGAAGAAATAGATTTAGAATATAGTCATAAAAATCTCTATAAGCCTGAAGATTTGCTGCTCAAAGGATCAGCAGAAAATATTCATCAAGCAACAAAATCTTACAAAGCGGTTAAAAATTTGCAAATAGAAAAGCAAATTAAAAATAAAACTAAACCTAAACTCGAATGTTATATCAATCACTAATATGGAATTTAAAAATTACTTAATAATTGAAAACCAAGTTTTATTTTCTCAAAGACTTGGGGATATAATGAACTCTATTCAAGATTTGACTCAAGATCCCGTTGCACTCGGAAAAGATAAAAAAGCAAAAGAAATAGTTAATCAAATAAGAGCAAGACTGCTCAGAACCAAGTGGAATTCAAAATTAGGGGCAAATCTAAAGACCCTTCAGAATTGTGCCGCTAATATTTCTATGAGTCTAGATCCAAAAAGAGAGAACAGGCCAGACTTAAATTCTGTTTTATCTTCTTGTCTCTCAACTCTCAAGCAAATGTCTTCTAAATTAGACGCTCCTATAAATAATATAGGTTCTCCGGAATGAATAGAGGTGTTTTATTTGTGGCATAGCAGGTTTTATAGGTAATTCAAAAGATCCTGATGTTAGCTTTAGAATAATATCAAATTTATTTGATAATTTAGAAATTAGGGGCAAAGATGCGTCTGGTTTTTGGGGATCAAATAAAAATAATAAAATTCTTTATCATAAAGAACCAACTCGTTCTTCCAATTTTGTAAATAAAAATATTTGGAAAAATATCAAAGATCTAAATCCAAATTTGCTTTTATGTCATGCTAGGGAGGCTTCTTCTGGCTCTGGTCTTCCAAGAGATAATAAGAATAATCATCCTTTTGTAAATGAAGACTTATCTATCGCTTTAATTCACAATGGCAGAGTTCCAAATCATGTTTATAATTTTTTGAAAAATAAATATGAAGTTCACACATTATGCGATTCTGAAATTTTATTAAGATTATTTCAAAGTGGATTTTATAAAAATGAAGAAAAAATAGAAAATAGATTATTGGGAATCAATAATCTATGGTCAATGGCTTGTGAGTCGCATATGGCTGTAGCTATTGGCGAATTGAGCAAAGAAGAAAAGAGATTGTGGCTATTTAGAAATGAACATCGTTCTTTATTTTATGTTGACATGATGGATTTACTAGGGCAAGTTTTCTTTGTCTCCACCGCAGAAATTTGGAGCGATTCAACAAGAGAATTCAATTTTGATTGCGAAGCGGCACAGTTACCAACCGACGAAGTTTGGCTATTTGAATTGTCAGAAGAATTAAAAATTAATAAATTTGATATAATATCAGAAGAAATTGATAATTGGATCGAAGATGGCAATTTTTTAAATTTTGAAAAACCTAAGCTTACTAATAAAATATATACTAATTTAAATTTAGAAGAGCAATGTGAAGATTTTTCTCTTGAAAATTATAATTTAGCAAAATATAAAGTAGCAGAAATAATTAATTATTCTTATGAATTAGAATCAATTATCGAAAATAGCTCAGATTATGATTTTTTAATAGATAACATCAAGGAGTTAGAAAAAATATTTTTAAATATTTTAAATAAAAGTTGACTATTTTAGTTCATGGAAGAAGAAGAAAAAATAGAAGTAGAGATAGAGAACGTTCTATCTAATAAAACAAAAAAAATAAAATCTGGTAAGAAAGGCAAAAGAGTAGAATTAGAAGTTGTAAAAGAACTTAATTCTAGGTTTCATGAAATATTAAACTCTAATCCTTCTTGGGGCAAGTTTTCTAGAACAATAGGCAGTGGAAACAGGTGGGGGCAAAATGTATTTCTTTCTAAAAATGCTATAAATAATTTTTCAGGAGATTTAGTTTGTCCTGAGAATTTTAAATTTGTTTTAGAATCAAAAGGTGGCTATAATGATATAGATCTTTGTTCTGCTTTTGATAAAGGCCAAAAGGAATTAGACGAATTCTTAAAACAAGTTTCTGAAGATTCCAAAAGAACTGGCAGAAAGCCAATGCTTTTATGGAAAAAAGATAGAAAGCCTAGATTGGCTTTTATAAAGCATTATGATATAGGCAAAGATCTATATAAAGATTTTGAATTTTTTATGAAATACAATGATTGGTTAGTTTTTAACTTTAAAGATATATTGTCATTAAAGGATGATTTTTTTTTTAATATATGTTAGCTAAAAAGGATCGATCTCAAAAAAAAATATGTTTAGTTTATTTTCCATTCTAAAAAGCCTTGGATTTCAACAAAAAAATAATATTTTTTTTGATAAAAACATTAATGTCGAAGTTCACCCAGATCATGTGTTGATAATGGATGGCGAAAACGTTTTCGCACACATAAATATTGATGAAAATTATGAACATCAAGTTTTAGACAGAATAGCTTGGATCATTGAAATCCCTATTGAATTTGATGAAATTTCTTATGAAAAAAATATTCCAAATATTGAAGGGTATTATCAACCCTGGGCTAGTGAAAATAGCGTGACGGAGAGAAGAAGATTATTTCATCATTATTTTTTGAAGAATGCATCAAATAAAAAACAACTTATGTCCATTAATCAATTAGATATAAAAGCTAAAGATTCTATCATTAGCATTAACTCGAACGAAATTAATTGGCAGTTTCCAGCATGTACGGAAAAATTTTATTTTTACAATCATGCTTTTGTTAATTCAAAGATAAAAGAATATTATGTTTCGTTTCCTTGGGCAACTTTCATAGACAAGCGTATGTTTTTGAACGATGAAAATATACAAAAAATTAAAAATATTATATCTACAAAAGATGGTAAAAAGCATACTGTATGTCAACATATCCGGTGGAGCTGGTTAATTGATTTGTGGGAGGAGATCGGAATCACAGACGTTCATTTATCTCATTATGAAAAAAATATAAATAATACGGATAAGATAAAATTTCATTCATGGGCTTTGATTGCGGCTAATTACGAAAACAAAGACAGGTCAAGAGACTTAAAAGTCAAAACAAATAAAAACAAAAAATATTTAGCGTCTTTTATTGGAGCTTATACAAACTATTATCGTAACACAATCAGATTAGATTTAAAAAACATATTAGAAAAAGAAAACCAAATAATCTATGAATTAAAAGATGAATGGTTTTATGAAAAAATTGTTTTTAATCATCAAGTTAAAAAAGAGAAATTATCTAGTGAGTACATGGAGTCTTATGATAAAGAAACTCAAAGATATAACGACATACTCAGCGACTCAATATTCTCTTTGTGTCCGGAGGGGACTGGGCCTAATACAATTAGACTGTGGGAAAGCATGGCAATAGGTGTGATTCCAGTAATATTCTCAGATGATTGGACGCCCCCTAAAATAACAGGGTTAGAGTGGAGCGATTTTTCTGTTTTTATCAAAAAAACAGACTTAAAAGATACTATTTCCATACTTCGCTCTTTCTCTGAAGAGGAGTTAGAACAAATGAAATTAAACTGTATTAACGCTTATAAATATTTTAGACAAATGGACTGTTTTACTAATTAGGAGCGTTATGGATAAAATGGAAGAAAAATATTTAGGGTCTTCAGTCGATGGGCCTGCGGATATTTTCGATAGAATAACTGAAACGCCTATTAAAAAAGTTGCTATTTTATTTCGTGCTTGTCACGAAGATGACTACCTGATCGATCATTTTATAAGCTATTATAAAAAAGTTGGAGCTAATATTTTTATTGCTAACTTCAGTTACAGGTTCCCAGAAGATGAGGAAAATTTCAAAGATTTCGTGAATAAGACAACAAAGAAATACCCAGAAATTATATACAACATTGGGCCTCATGTATTAAATGATTCAATTGGTGTAAACAGAACAAAAGAATTATTAGAAATCCAAAACGACATAGATTATGTAATACCGGCGGATCTTGACGAATTCCACGAGTATATTAAGGACAATGTCCTGCTGGCAATAGATGATCTAGAAAAAAATGGTTGTGATGTGATGTGTGGAACAACAGTAGAAAGAATATCAGAAGATGGTTTTACAAAAAAAATCGAAGTAGACAAAGATATATTTGATCAATTTCCTAAATTTAACAATGAACTATATGGATTTCCAAAAATTTCATTGATTAAAAAAGAGTACTATAAATTTGTTGGCTGTGGGCATCATTACATAGATAAAAAGTTTATTGACGAGTTTGGTATAAAAATAAGTGATTCTGGAAAGACTCATCACTTTAGGTGGAGCGAAGAAGGAAAAGTAAGAATGGAAAAATGGGTTCGTTCTTACAAAGACCCTGCTTGGACTGGGTGGAAGGATATAAAACGTGCTCAAGATAAACTTGACGCATTCAATTATAATTTGATTGATTACAAGAGGCCAAAATGACAAACTATCTGTGTATTGAACACGACAAAGGAGCCAGGATAGGGCATCAAACTAACAACTACTTTTCTTTTTTGCTTATTTGCAATTTCTACAACCTTACCCCAGTATATCATCCATTCTCGGGATACTCTTCTCATTTTGAGCATGTTCTTTCATTTAATGACATGCATATTTTGAGTTGTGAAGAAAAGTCAAGCATCAATGTAAATAGTGCCGATGACATTTTGAATCAAAAAAACGAAGGCGTTTTGTATAGGCTTGATCTTGGAAAAAACAGCAGCATATTCAATCAGTTGTTGAAGCCTGTGCCTAAAAAAGATTCGATTTTTAAGCTTTACCAACAACACAAAAAAAGACTTGGTTCCAAATACTACGAAAAAAACCCATATAAAGAAAACAATAATTTGATAGTCCACATAAGAAGAGGTGATGCCGTTGGTATGGAATCAAGAATCTTAGGCGTTGATTACTTCCACAGATTAGTGAAGAAAATTTTTGAGAACGATGGAGAATATAACTTGTACATAACATCCGAACCAAATCTTGAGGATGTAAGTATATTTAACGAATTCAATCCCACAATACTAACACACAAAACAGATATTGAAGCGTTTTACCATATGGCAAACGCAGATGTAGTCGTTGGATCACCAAGCGGATTCAGTCATTTAGCTTACATTCTTGGTAAGGGAGATTACTATAGATCTCCTAAGGATTGGTTTTATTACGATAAAGATGTAAAGATTGCCTACAAATGAAATTGCCAAAAAGAAATACAATCAAATTTTTAGAATCAAAAAATCATAACTATTTTGGTCACGATAAATTATCTTATGAGTTTCATAATGTGATTATGTCTAATGGTATTTTATTTGATAAAGATGGAGTTGTTTTACCTGAAACTTTAGACGAGCGTATTTTTTGGGAGCCGTCTTGCATTTCTAGATTTATGCGTGACAAAAACATATTGAACGAACATGTTCAAATTAGAAGAAAAGATATTAAGAATAAACATGAACAAGCTTTTAAATGTTCTGATTTTATAGATGTTGAGAATTGCGTAGACTTAACACATCCTTTTGGTTATTATGCTTTTGGGCATTTATTTGATACGCTTCAAAGACTTTATCCTATAAAATCTCAAATACAAGATCCAAATATTAAATTTATAGTATCAACACACGACAGAATTACAGACTTTATAAAACACTTGTCTGCGTTTTCTGAAAGAGACATAAGAAAAGAAGACTTGATAGTGGCAAATGAATTGAACATAAAGATACGCAATTTAATATATTCATTATCCCCAACAATACCAACAGAAATAGACAGAGACGCCTACAGTTGGATTTTAGAGAGGTATTTTTCACTCTTTAACATACAAAATATCGAGCCAAAATATAGCCTATATTTAAGCAGAAACCATATTAAAGTTGGGAATAGAGGTGTTATTAATGAAAAAGAAGTTATTGATGCTCTGTCCAAAAAAGAATTTATTATTCTAAATGGGCAAGAACCACTTGATTTAGTGGTTGAATATTTCGCTAATGCAAAAATTATAATTGGAGCACATGGATCTATGTTTGCAAATTCTATATTCTGTAATCCTGAAGCTAAAATAATAGAGTTTTGCCCAAACAACAGAGTGTGTTACAATTTTAGAAATGCATTCAAGATGGCGGAAAAATACAAACATATATTAATAGAAGCGGATAAATCTTTTAATATAATCATAGATATAGATGCTCTTGAACTGGAATTAGAAATATGATTAGGATTTTACCAATGACATTCAAGCCCTTTTATGTTTGGCCAAATGTCTATTTTCCATTTAGACACTACTTTCAAGATAAAAGACTCAATATTTTTATTATTGAAAATATAGTTCATAATTTTAATTGGCTTGATGAATGTAAAAATAAAATCAACGATAGTCATTTTTTCTTTGTTTATTGTGGTTGGTATATGGATAATCATCATGCCAAGCACTACCATGAAATGTTCGAGTATCTAAAACTGAATAAGAACAATTTTTTCTTTCTGTTCAACTCTATTCAAGAGAAAAATTTTCTAGAACAAAAAGGATTTTTTGGAGAATTGATAAATCATAATGCTTGGATAGATGAAAACATAATAAAGCCCGAAGTTATAGAAAAAAAATACGATGCCATACTAGTTTCCAGACAAAGAGATTTCAAAAGACATTACTTAGCAAGAAAGGTGGATAAGCTGGCTATCGTTGCGGGTGGAAATAATCATTGTGGCCCAAGTTTATCTTATTCTTTACCGCCACATATTTACAACAATGACAGGCAACTCAATATAGAAGAAGTTTGTAAAAAAATTAATCAATCTTATTGCGGACTAATGTTATCTGCTATGGAAGGAGCCTGTTTTTCCTCAAGTGAATATCTATTGTGCGGCATACCGGTTGTTTCTACAAAATCATTAGGAGGAAGAGACTTTTGGTATAATGACTATAACTCTATAATATGTGATGACGACGAAGATTCCGTCGCAGAATCTGTTGAATTTTTTAAAAACAACCCCAGAGATGGGGATAGGATTAGAAAAGATCACATACTTTTAGCCCAAAAACAGAAAGAAAAATTTATCAATATTTTACAATTAGTTTTTAATAAATACAATGTGCAAATTAATGCTAAAGACTATTTTGAAAAAAATTATTATCATAAAATGAGACGTCATACTCACATAGATGAGGTCAAAAATATTTTTTCATGAAAATTAATCTGTTTACCACTTATTTTAAGTCTGAATCTGAGTATAGGCAAAAAGAGTTAGACTATTGTTTAACTCAGAACATAAGAAATCCATGCATCAATAAAATAAACATATTTCTTGATCAAAACACTAGATCTTCTGACTTCTATCATTTTTTTGAAGAGCCGGATATCTACGCAAATAAATTAAATTTCATAAAAATAGATAGAATCCCTACATATAAAGATTGGATTGACTACTCTATCAAAAATAATACCGTTTCTATATTTGGTAATGCCGATATGTATTTTGACGATAGCATCAACGAAGTATACAAATATCTTGAAAAACCAAATAGCTTAATGTGCTTGTCTAGATATGAAGATCTTGATGAACATATTGTTCCCCACGAAAACCCCCAATGGTCGCAAGATTCTTGGATTATTAATTTCAGCAAAGAAAATAATTTTAGCTTTATAAAAGAACTAGATGTACCAACAGGAAAGTATCGCTGTGATAATAAAATAGCTTATATTTTTTCTGTGCATGGTTGGGATCTTTATAATCCTTTTTATGAGATAAAGTCTTACCACAGGCACATATCTAAAATAAGAACATATGATAAAGCAGACACTTCAATTATTGGATCTTTGGCTTTTGTTAGTCCTACAACTAATCCGGAAAATCCTTCAATCGTAGAATATCACATAATGCCAATTAAAACTACTAATATTAAAAAAGAAGTTATCATTGGACGGTGGCTTGAAAATAAAATTAGAGGTATTGAAGACTCAACGTTTGAATACATATTAGACCAACCCATGGACTTTATTATTTTATGAATATAATAGAACAAAAAGAAAAAGCATACGAGTTACAACTGAGTGGTCGCCACATTGAAGCTAGAGACATATATCAACAAATAGTTACAGATGATACTGAAGACTTTAAACTTTTAATAAGATACGCTAATTGCCTAGATGACGGAGATCATAGAAAAATATCACTTTATAAAAAAGCTTTGAAAATTGGTCAAACTCCTTGGGCTTGCTTAGGATTATCTAAGGTTTTTCTAAATCAAAATGAATTTGTTTTGGCTTTTGATTATATCGCTAAAGCAGAAGATATTTGTTCAAAAACTGGATGGGGTAAGTGTGAGGTTACAGCTAATGCAATCCAAGACCTTAAAAACAAAATTAATTTAGAGTTCAAATATAAAAAAACATTAGAAAACAAATTCTCTATACCTCAAAAGAATAAAAAAAACGTATACATAAAAGTGCAAAATGGATTGGCCAATAGGTTAAGAACCATCAATTCTTTTTATAGTCTATCAATACTTTTTGGCAAAAATTTGTTCGTATGTTGGGAGTCTGGTCCGGGATGGTCAAATGATAAATTTACAGATTTATTTATTAATCAAGAAATTAATTTTATATCTGGTGAAGAATATTCTACAAAAAAAAATAATATATTTGATCTAAAATCGAGTATAATTAAGTCAGATGATAGTATTTCCTATACATTCAATGAATCTGTAAGAAGTATTTTTCATAAGATTCTGACAGAAGACTTTTGTTATAGCGGTGATTCTTGTTTAGAGTATATGATGCCACATTTTTTCAAAGAACAAAACTGTTTTTATTCTCGCCTACAACCTATTAAATGGATACAAGATAAAATAGATAAAATATATAATATTAATTTCAACAACAATACGGTTGGCATACATATAAGAAGAGGAGATGCATGGAATAGTACATGCAAAAATCAATTTAAAGTATCTGATGATCAAAGTTTTTTTTGTTTACTAGACGAAGAGATAGATAAAAATCCTAATGTAAATTTTTTCTTATCAACAGATAGCGAAGAAACAAATGAGATTTTTTTAAATAAATATAGAGATAAAATATTTTATAACACAAATAAAACTTTTTTTAATAGTGTTTGCATGTATGAACCTAAATATAATCAAGACGATGCCGTGGTGGATTTATTTTTATTATCTAAAACATCTAAAATAATAGGATCAAATTGGAGCAGTTTTAGTTCTGTGTCTTCTAAAATATCATTTAAACAATTGGTAATAGCTAAAACCCAACAAGAAATCGATGAAGTTGAAAAAGAAATAAATAATATCGAAATTAGTCTTTCTGAAGATGATAAAACTTTAGAAGTTAAATCTGTTCTTTGGCAATCACCAGCAATAACAGAAAAACAATCTTTTTACAACCATAGTAATATACACAATGACTCTACGGATAATTTATATATTGCTTGCTCATGGGCAAGTATAATAGATACTTTACAAATACAATTTCCCAAATGTGATGATTTTTTACATGAACCTATTTGTAAAAATTATTTAGAGGAGATATTTGATAAGATTGAAATTCCATCCAATAAAAATACACACACAGTCTGTCAGCATATAAATTGGCACAAACTATTAGGATTTTGGAAAAAAATTGGAATTAAGAATATTCATCTGTCACATTTGAGCCAAAAATCATATAAGTTCCCCCTAGATGGGATAAATTTATTTCCATGGCATATATGCGCAGCTAATATAGAAAATCCCAACAGGAACAAAGGGATTAAAATCAAAAGATATGAAGAAAAGCAATATTTGTGTTCTTTTATAGGAGCGCGCGACAGATGGTATCCGTCTGACATAAGAGAGCAGCTATATCAGCTACTAAAAGATAATGATGAGATTTATTTTAAGCTCAAAAATTCATGGTTTTATAATAATATTGTCTATAAAAAACAAATTAAAAAACAAACTCTATCTGAGTACGAGATTAGCTTGGAAGAAGTTGAGACCTTTGAATACAACACCGTATTGTCCGATTCTGTATTTAGTTTGTGCCCAGAAGGAACTGGGCCAAATACCATTAGACTTTGGGAAAGCATGGCTGTTGGGTCTATTCCAGTATTGTTTGAAAATGATTGGATCAGACCAGATATTAAAGGCTATAATTGGGACGACTTCTCAGTTACTATATTAACAACTGATATTAAAAATGTCTTTGATATACTAAAATCAATCCCTGTTGATAAAATAGAAGAGATGAGACAAAACTGTATTAACGCCTATAATATTATTAGGTTAAGAACCTGTTTTTAAAATGAAAAAATATAACTGCTTAATAATGAACAACGAAATATGGCTATTAGAAGCCCGTATTAAATATGATTTACAATGGTTTGATTTTATCGTTATAGCAGAGGCAGACTCTACATTTAGCGGAATTAAAAAACCCTTTTTTTATGAAAAATATAGCTATCTATTTGAAGAATATAAAGATAGAATAATTTATGTAAAAATCAATAATTTACCTAAACCATATAAAGGTAATTTTATAGGGTTTAATGATCTTCCATTAAAGGAAAATAGGTGGATTGTTGAGTTTGAACACAGAAACAGGCTACAAGAAGCCTTGTCAAATATTGCACAACCCGATGATATTATTTGTATTCAAGATATAGATGAAATTCAAAATATACAATATCTTGATCAAATTAATGATTTCAATAGAATACAATTTTTATCATATATCAACTTCAAATATAGTATAAGTAACTCGCCAACAAAAAAAATATGGAGAAAAGGATATGTTACAAATTACTCTAATATTAAAAAAATCAACATAAATGACTATAGAAGAATTAATCTAAAGTGCGTTCCTCATAAATTGGACCACATAGCCTCGTATGAGTTTAGATTTGATGACGAAGAAAGAAAAACAGTATACAATAGCTATACAGCGCCGATACAAAAAGTTTCTATGCAAACAGATAGACACGGTTGGCACATTTCATCCATAACAAGCAAAATAGATGGAGATATGAAATGGGAGTGTTTTTCTCATCAAGAATTTGCTCACAAATTTAAACGAGCCGAAGATTTAGATATAGAACAAGTTACGGATAATATCATAAAGCAATATTTGGATAGACAACATTCATCTAACTTGCATTCACTAGCCCCAGCGTTTATTGAAAATTCTAGATTTGCATCTTTGTTTTTCTATGGAGAGAATACTTCTAATGAATAAAATTTTTGTCATAGGTTTTCCCAAAAGTGGTACAACATCAATGTACACATCTTTGACTTTAGCGAGAATACCCTCTATCCACTGGTCAACGGATGATTTTCTTCCCATAAAGACTCTAAATGAGATTATTGTTGGTATTAGTATTCAAAAATCTAAATATCAAAGCAAACCGCTATTATCTGAATTAAATAATTATCAAGCATTCACGCAAATGGAAACTTGTATAGATAAAGATAGGTGCTATTGGCCTCAATTAATAGATATTCCCTTATTGGATCAACAATATCCTAATAGTAAATTCATTTTTAATGATAGAAATATTGATAATTGGCTAAGGTCATTATATAGATGGAACATAAGCACAGGACCAATTAGACAAAAGGGTCAATCTCTAATTGAAAGAATAATTAGACTGGACATTCCTGGCCTACCAAAAGGTAAAGGGAAAACTGATGATGAACTTGAACATTGGTATCTTCAACATAAGAACAATATGATAGATTTTTTTAAAAACAAAGACAATTTTTTATTGTTTAATATTGAACTAGATAGTGGTGAGAAATTAGCAGAGTTTCTTGAGATACAAAACTTTTCTTGGTGTCACAAGAACAAATCTTGGCCTTAAAAATAGATAGGTTTAAAAATGATTGAAGACGAAATATATTTTCTTGAAAACCCAGCCCTATCAAATGTGTATTTTTTTGGAGAATGTTTTTTTCAAAATATACACAAAGATTTAAAACAAAATTCTCCTGAGGTATATGATTCGTTTAACATTCAAAACATATCATGTGGAGGAGGAACATGTTATGAGTTTTTGATGTTTTTAAAATCTAAGCCTAATTTGAATGAAGGAATATACTTTATTGCAGGCTCAAGTCATGATAGAAATGGGTGGAATAATGGCAAAACAATAGTTGAAATTAAGAACTGGTTTGACACTGTCTACTACGACTCCATACTTGTTTTTGCTTTAACTGGTCCTTTTAACCCAAGACCAGAGCATGAGCACATGAACTGTAATAAATATAATCAAGAAAAAATAAATATGACAAATGAAAAAAATATTTTTCATATTGATTTAAGATTTGATGCAAATGACGATAAAATTACAAAAGATGGATTGCACTTACCTAACAAAAAAATAATAACGTCAAATATTTCAAACTATCTAACAAATAATCAATTTAGAACAAAAACATTCACGCAAAAAATTAAAAAAAATATTAGAAAAATAGAGATAAAAGAAAACTATAGTAATATTTATATTTTTCACGGACACAATAATAGTTATTTTTATTTATATAATAATGACATTAGTATTAAAAAATATGCAATACTAGGACATAAAAAAGTGAAAGAAGGATATGCTCCATATCAAGATAGGATGCTTTTTAACAAAATAAAAAATCCTCAAATTGGTTTTATATCTTTTTCTGAGCCGATATATGTTGATAGTATCATTGTAGAAACATAAGGAAAAAATAAATGAAAATTCAAATCAATAATGCTTGCGGAACTGTTGACTCTATTATGAAAAAGAAGTTTTAAAGATATCAAAAATACAATACTAATAGGATTATGTCATTATGTCAATATCAGAACTTAGAAAAGTAGAATATTACCGTATTAAAAAAGATAATTCTTGGGACATAGAAGTAGCACTAATACCTTTTGAGATTCCGTACGAAAATTCTGTGGACTATATCTGGTATACGTTATCTGACTTAAATCTAACACAAGATATTCATACTATTGTTATCTCTACGTTCTCAGAAGAAATAGTGCTTAGAGAGGCATGAAAAATATTATTCATTGGAGACATGTATACAAAACTATCTCTAGATTTGTATCTTTGTTCGGCGGCTAATAATTGACACAATATTAAAAGGTAACATTAAATGAAAATTCAAATAAATAATGCTGAAATAATAGATTTAACTATACAAGAAATGTATGATTGTTGGTTTATAGATAAAGAAAGCTTTCATCACTGGTTGACTAGAAAGTCTAACATAAAAATACCCCAAGAAGCGGATACTGACACTTGGTTTTTTGTGGAACAAGAGGAAGAAAGATCCTACCAAGTTAATTTAAAAGAATACATAGAATGGTGGAATCCTCTTGTTGCTTATGTAAGAGCCATGAAGGTCAATAATTATGAGATAGTTGATGATTACATTGTATATGTAAAATTTGAGATATACAATAATAATTACCCAGATGGATATTGGGAATGAGCCGCCAAAGCTAGTTGTGTGTAAACATTAAAATACTTGTAGTTGAAGATTGTCTGAAATATATTTATTTTCCCCAAATTCCATTTCGAACCAAACATTATACATTCCGCATTCCATATTTAATAGTTCTGTATTTATAAAATAACTTCCTTCTGTTCCTCTTCTGTGTTCTACTAAATCGCCTTCTACAACAATTCTAAGATCTTTTTCTTTTGGCAAACAATCCCCACAGATTTTTTCTACCCAAATTCTTAGAGGAGAAGAAACTGATAAATTTGCATAGTATCTTCTAAGCTCAGATATATTTGGAACATTTGGTGTAATTTCAATATTAATCCATCTTTTTTCACCATATCTGATTCTATTTGGTCTAAAGCCAAAAGAAAAATCATAAATAATAGGAAGGTCAGAAGCAAACCAAAGATCTGGAGTTACACTAAATTCATTGGTCACAGAGCCAGATTGTTGGGAGTCAAAATTAACATACCAAACATCTAAATACTTTCCAATTACATATTTTTGATCTTCTACTTCAATATTTATTGAATATTGACCTTCACTAATTAAATTTATATCTGGCTCTTCTAATAATTGAACTAATCTTTTTCCTTCTGGATTATCTTGAGTTATGCAACTATTATCTAAATAATAAATTTCTACTTTATCTACACTCAAGACATTCTGTCTTTGGTTGGAGTTATAGGTGAATAATCTTAGATTTAAATTATCTCCTGCAACTATATTTTGATTTCTTTCTTTAGACATATTTTTTACTTAACCTTTGCTTTCTTTCTGGCCGCTTCCATAGCTTCGTTCTCTTTTTCTTTTTGTTGAATAAATCGATCTATAATCCATTTTCTTTCATTGATGGGCAAAGACATGAAATTCTCCCTTGATTGCCTCATGTGATACATGAAGAAAAAAAGTTCTTCCATTAGATTCTTCCACAGACTTAGGCTTGAGTCGCTGAAGTCTTTCGCTTCGCCCGTGGGAAGAAAAAATTTGCTTCTAGTGGCAATTCAATTTCGAAATCATTTAATGTGTAAGGATTATTGACTGAAATTTTTGTTTCCACTCCAAATGGCGGATCATTAACAACAGTTCTAAGATAAGCCACATCTTGAATTGGCAACTTTTTCAATAGAGTTTGAATTTCTATTTTATTATTTAGCCCTTCGATTTCTTCTAACAAATAAGCTGTTCGATAAAGAAGAGTATCGTCTGCTTGTCCTGATAGATCAAAGTTCTTAGCTCTTCGTTCTCTGTAATCCTGTACAGATTGCTCGTCTTTTCCGGTAGCAAGCTTGTACTTAAATCTATAACCAGTTACAGGCAGAACGTCTTCTAAATTTTCTTTCGAATAATCTTCACTGCAGTAATTAACATAAAGATCATTTAAATTAATTGTTGTTGCAAAAGTTTGATCTGACTCTGGGTCTTTTACTTCTACATCATATTCTGGCGTGTATGATATGCCTCTTAGATAAATCAATAAATAAGTTCTATCTTGAGTTAAAAAATTTGCTGAGTCATAATTTTCTTGCATACAACGATTGAAAATCATATTTATTGCTTGGCCTTTTTTAACGAATCTTGGCGTTGCAAGAATTTCTTCTTCTTCTCCGGTCATTGGTCTTATGTGAATTATTCCATTTGTAGGACCATCATCTTCATGATAAAATTTTCCCTTTGAAGGAAGCTCTACTTTTTCATAAACTAGACTCCCCTTGGAGTTTATTCCAGCAATTAACTCTTCTAGCTTACTGCTCCCAGTCACCCTCATTTCACTTGGTTTTGCTGCTTTAGTTGGCTCTTTTGTTTTACCCATTCTTTGAGAGGCTAATGCATTCTTGAAAGCCTCTGGTATTCTGCCTGTTACTTTAACAGAACCTTCGCCCTGCGGATTTTGCAATTCCTTTTCAATATCTTGAACAACATCTTCTTGAGTTATTTCTTCGGCTGAAATTTGTTTCTTTTGGGGTCTGAAAGTTTCATCTGCCATTTTTTTCTCCTTGTATTATTTTGCAAATTTGTTATTATTATAAGAGTATGGTTCGAATAAATATTCAAAATGTTGAGCAAATTATTTTTCAAAACGATGAAATATGGCGAGATTTACCCGACTTACGATATCTGAGAGAACAATGGAGACTGAGCAGAATAAGTCCTGTTTTAAAAGCAATGGGAAAAAAATCTATTTTAGATTTTTTAAATAAAGCTAAAAAAGAACATGAAATTATAATATCGAAGCATTTGGGAACCACAATTACTATTGATAAGTTGGACTATCATGTAGTTCAAAATATAGAACTTCCAATAGAAAACGCTGAATTAGAACTAAATTTAATAGAAGCGGAAAATCCTTTGTATTCTTATTTTGGAACATATAGAACTAAAGACAAAATTTATATTACTTTTTGGAGATAAAATGATTTCTTTTGCATCTTTGATTTTATTTGCTTTATCTGTTATTGGATTTACGCATATAATTGTAGACCCAGCCACTATTGCCAAGCCTTTTAGAGATCTTATTGAAAAATATTGTTTTTCTTGGTTGAATAAATTATTTTCTTGCTATCAATGTTGTGGAACTTGGGTTGGTTTTTTCTGTGGGTTCGTTTTAATTAGCAAAGAACCCCTTGTTATCTTTTTATGTGGCATGGCTGGTAGTTTTATTTCAACTTGGGCCGCTACTTATTTGAATTATCTTGAAGCTCAAAGCATAATAAATATAGATGGCAATGAAGATGAAGACAAATAAAGTTTATTTAATTTATTGTGAATATTGCAACTGGAAAACAGTAGCAAAAGATTTTTCTAAATTAAAATTAAATGAAGTTCCTTCTGAAAGTAAAAATAAAAAATTCAAATGTCCTTCTTGTGGAAGATTGATAACCTCGAAACAGGCTCCAGATCCACAAAAAGAATTAGAAATTAAAGAAAATAAAGAAAAACATTTAGAGGAATATAAAAAATGGATCGAAGAAATAGGCAAGCAACAAGAAATTACTAAGGAAGAAATATGAATAAAAAAATTAGTCTAATGGAAGTCAAGTCCGCACTAAAAGATTCTAGATTTAGATTATCTTTACCTAAAAGTTTAGATAAAGAAGTCAATGAATTTTTAAATAATCCAGGGTGTCCTTGTCATGTTCCTTTATACAAAAAAATATTAAAAGAATGTAAAGAACAACTGGAAAAATATTATCCAAATTCTGATATAACTAACCTTGATGAAGAAATTAAAAAACTTGCCGATAACCAATGGACTGTAATTAATTGTAGCATTAATGATCTTGAAAAAGAATTGAGAAAGCTAGGCCCAGGCAGAAAGCAGCTAGATATCGCTAGGTATGAAGATCAAATCACTGTTGTAATTAATGAATTAGATATAGTTTTTTAGCCCATAATTGATATGTTGTTTTTGATTATGTCAATATTTTTTATCATTGACTCTGGGTATTGTTTGTATTTTCTAATTTCTATTGGCATTTCATCTTTGTTTTTTCTTTTTTTTCCTATTGTCATTGCGTTTTCATAAAAACATTTTGATTTTTCCCATTTTTTTTGATGATAAAATATATCTCCTAATAGACACCAAAATTCGGCATAAGAAGGCAAGTAAGATATACAAGTGAGAGTTAGTTCTGCGGCTTCTTTTATCTGGTGTGTGTGAAGTTTTACTTGTGCCATATAATATTTCATCATAATTAGCGAATTATTTATTTTATTCTCTCTGTTGCAGTATTCATTTGCATAAAATAGAAATTTTTTATAATCTCTTAAAGACAAATAACAAGAAGCTAGATAGTAATAAGGCTCAAGGTCTAAAGGCCTATCTTTCATCCAATCTTTTACTAATTTTAGTTTTTCTTCTATATCATTATTAATTTTTTTAGAAGATATGATTATTTTGTCACTAATAACAGCATTTTTATTTATTATTGTTTCATAAACTGGATTCTTAAATTGTTCATTTTTCCAAATTCTTATTTCTTTGGATATAACATCATTTTGAAAAACATAAACATTTGTGGTTTCATTTATTTGACTTAAAAAATCTTCTCCTTGCTCTAAAGTTTCCCAAGGATTAATATAAAAATTGAGTCCTTCTTTTATTAATTGGTTTCGAATTTTTGAATAATTTTTTTGTTTTGACACATCTACTATTTCTAATTCAAATTCTTTACAAATTTTAATAGTATTGTCCGAAGATCCCATATCTCCAATAATTACTTTAGATTTCAATTTTACCAATGAATCTAAAGTATTTTTTATTGTTTTTTCATTATTTTCAACTAATATCTGCGTTGTGAGCATTTTTAAATTTTTCTTTTATTAAAAAATCTATGCATTCTACTTCATAATTCATATTATTTAATTCATAATACTTTTTAAGTTCTCTATAGCCGTTCTCAACTAATGGATTTTCCAATATAGAAACTAAAGCTAATATAGATTTTTCCCATTTCATATTTTTAATTTAGTAAAAAAATTACTTATTTATAAGATAAGGAGTTTTAAAAATGCAATTTGCGCCAATAAGAAATATGACAATAGAAGAAAAGCCTTGGGAAGGAATTTGTAAAATAAAGCCTTGGGAATACCAAGTTACAGCGGTAATTCCAGTTTTAGATACTTATGAGTCATTATCTTTGTGTGTCGAATTATTAAGATTACAAACAATCAAACCATATATAATTGTAGTAGATACTGGCTCTACAAAAGAAAATATTGAAAAAATAAATAATTTAATAGATGAAGATTTGGAAGTTCATTCGATAAAACTCAATGGGGTAGAGCACCCATCGGACTTTGTTGCTATGGCAATGGATTTGGCCCAATCCTTATGTAGAACCAAATATTTGTTTGCAACCCACGCAGATGTTTTCTTGATGAGGCGAAACTTTTTGGAATATTTGTTGGGCATTTGTGGAGATCATTTAGAAGACCACTCCAGGTTTCCAGTTGTTGGATATGAAATAAGTCCAAGGCAGCATACTGATTGGAAAGGAATGATTTCTCACACTGCATCAATGTATTATTTAAAAACTTTAGATAAAATAGGTTTTGGATGGAGCATGAGAAGACTTGCTTCTCTATATAATTTACCTGATTATAAACCAAATCCAATGAGACCCAACTGGCCAGATACTGAAATTTTAGGCAACGTTATATTACGACAACACAACATTCCAGTTAATATAATTGGTAAAGAAGATAATTTTCAACGAAACAAAGACGAGAATATCGATCACTGCAGAAGTATAACATCGGGATTGTTGTACAGTCCTGAATATTATCAAACAGCAATTTCCTGGTATGAAGACGCTAAAAAACAAGCTTTAGATAGAATAAAACTATGGCAAAAGGAGATAGATGAGTAGTGAATATTTAAATAATAAATTTTTTGAAAAAATAATAGTTCAATTTCAAAATTCAAAAAAAGAAAAATCTAGGTTGGAAATACTAATCGAAGATATTAAGGGCACTATAGAAAATAAGAAAATAAGAAAAATAGATTTTGTTAAAAATAAATTAGATTTAAAAAATAAAGAAGAGTTATATTTAAATATAACTAATGAATGCGATCAGGTTAAAAATAATCTTGCTTTTGCCTTTTTCACTTTATCTGAAAATATAGTTAGATATGCAAAATTTCAATTAATAGATGTAGATGATGCTGTCCAAGAGGGAGTAATGATTTGTTTTGATAAAATAAATAGATTTGATTCTAGAAAAGGAAAAGCATTTAATTATATGACAACATGTATTCTAAATCACTTTAGACAGCTCTATAGATCTGCAAGAAATTACAATGAACTTAAGAAAAAATATCTAAAACATGTTCAAATTTTTCATAATCATTCTATGATTAAGAATGGAAAAGAAATTTTTATAGAAAATCAAAGAAATTAAGTTTAACTTAACATTGATTTAACTTAAAAAAAATATTATATTAAGGAATATGAGTAATATGCTAGAAGAAATGGAAAGACAAGAATTAATTCAAAAATTAATTAAAAGTGGTTATGGAGATATAGTAAAAGTTTTATTAGAAAATGATAATAAAGTTTATACAAAAAAAGGACGGCTCAACAAAAGTGGAGCTTGTCGAAAATTAAAATTAAAAACTAAACAGTTAGAAGATAAACTTGAAGAAATGAAAGATTTGTTGAAAAAAGATTTAGACTAATTACTGAGAATAATAAGCTCGATCATATCTTAGTGTTAAATCTATGGTAACATACATGGTGTCGGACATGTCTAGTTCTCCCCATTCTATGTTATTAGGCCAAATATTTTCAAAAGTCCAAGTTTCAAGAATATCTCCGCATCCATCGTACATTTCCAAAGTGGCCTCTGGTTTTTTGAATTCTGGGCCTCCTCCAAATCCAATTCTCCATCTTCCACTTTCTGGATTATATTGATTGTTTAGCCAATCAATTACTGGATTATTATTTTTTTTAATATCATATAAAGTCAAATTTATAGGCTTCCAGTCGGGCTTTCCTGGAAAATAAATTACTTCATTTAAGTGTTGAACTTCTACTTCTTTAAAACTTAAGCTTGGTCTAGCTCCCTTATCTGGAGGCAAAGTATTCACGCCTTCAGCAGAAACTTCTGGTATTCTGAATAGCCATCTAAACTTTCTTTTCACGCAAAAATTGGACTCCAATCCAAAATCTAAGCCCATATTTCTTGCCATATTTTTCCTTTGTTTATTAAAAGTTTACAAGAGGGTTCAAATTAATCTGAACCCTCTTGTAATATAAAATAATAAAATTACGAGCAACTGACGCAATTTGGTTTTGGTTCTTTGACGCAACTAGAAAGAGAAGCATAAGCGACATTTGAATATCTCATAGTAACTTCTATTGTGCATTCTTCTGATGAAGAATAATCTAATTCACCAAAGTTGACAGCCTGAGGCCAGCAGTCACCTAAAGTCCATTGTTCTAAAGCAGCTCCGCAACCATCATACAAAGTACAAACTGCATTTCCAGCATAGTTTTGTCTGATTGAGTTTTGCTTTAGTGTTACTGGATTTGTGTAGTCGTAAACATTAGCTAGCCATGTCCAAAGACCAACATTTCCTTCTCCGTTTTGAACAGCAACGTCATAATAAGTTACCGTAATTGTTTCCCAAGTGCCTTTTCCTGGAATATAGGTCTTTGCATTTAGAAAATTAATTTCGGTTTCTTCTATACTAATATTTGGACGAGCAGCCATTTTTACAAAATGTTCAGGAACTAAAACAACAGCATCATTACCAGTGCCTTTAAAAACTTCAAACGTCCACCTAAACTTTCTTTTATGGAGAACGCTTGGTCCTCCAAGTTGGCCTATACCCATATTAATCATGTTATATTCTCCTATTTCTTTTATTTATGAAATTACTAAAAGCTTTCAGCTGTTTCACTGAAACTACCAGTTCTATGAATGCTAAATTCGATAAACATAAATTCTACTGCTCTTGTTGGTTGAACACCAATTCTAGCTCTAAATTCATTTCTATCAATTACATCGGGTGTATTGAGTTCATAATCGGCTTTGATAATAAAGTCGGTTAGACCTCTTCCTACTTGAACTTCTTCTAAAATTCCCTTTGCTATTCTTATGAACCTTTGATGAAAAATTTCATCATGTGGTTCGAATAGTAATGTTCTTGAAGCCGCTCTAATTCTTTTTTCGATATAGAACATCAATCTTCTAACATTAACTCTGTCAAGAGCGGTCGGTTTTCTTTGAAGTGTTTTTTGACCCCAAACAACAAAGTCTTGAGTATCACTATATTGAACAATCGGATTGACAGCATTTCTGTTTCCGTACATTAAGTCTCTTTCTTCCAATGTTGGCCTGCTATAAACGTCAGTTATATTTGGAACCGCACCTCTGCTCAACCCAGCAGGGGCAAACCAAGGACGTGCCAAAAAGTCATTTCTAGCATAAACCGCCATAATAGATCCACTTGGTGGAATCCAAACATCAACATTATTGAATGTATCTCTGATCTTGACCCATGGCCAATATAAAGCCGCAAAGTCAGAGTCAAATCTTGTTGTGTTTAGTGGGTGAGAACCGTTCTGCCATTGAACAATTTCTTTTACAGTTAGTCCAAATGGCGGATCGATAATAGCCATGCAATCTGATCTTAGATTCTGGCACATATCAATTAGAGCTAAGATAACCCCAGTTGAAGAATGTCCAGGAACAGCAACAAGATCTAGATCAATCTGTTCTGGTTCGCTAAGAGCATAGATTCCAGTCATTCCCAATAAATTTCCTATCATCAAGCTATCTTGATCATCTGGATCCGATGGTATTCCGTCACTTCCACCTGCTAGGGCATATGTTCCGTCAAGTGGTGGTGCTGGATTTGCTGTATTGTCTGATACTTTTACGAAGTCAGAAACTAGAGATAAAAATGTTTCTACATAATATCTACTTGTTTCATTCTTTGTAAGATTTCCCCATGATTCCACTTGAACTCCATTATTATAAACTTCCATTATGAAGTTTCCTTCTCTAATGTTGTTTCTAATAACTACTTGTGTGGAATTTCCATCTATTCCTGGACTATCTGCTCTTATTGTCAAAGAAACAGGTCCAGAGGAGCTAAAGTTGCCATATACTAATCCTAGATCAGTTATGTCAGCATTATCGGTTACACCACTCGGAGTAGAACCAGAAGCTGTTATATATACTCCAGCTTCAGATGATTCGCTTGATGGAATTGATAAAGGACGATCAAATCCTAAAGTTCTAAATAGTGAACTTTCTTCTTTTACTAGTATTCTTGCGTCTCTTCCATGATGTAGAGTTCTAAAAGATAGATTATTTCCAACGGCTACTGCCTCAAACCCACCAGGAACTTCGCCAGATGAAATAATATTATTGATAGTTGTTGCTAGATCTCCAACAGAAAGAGAGGCGTTTCCATCATAATTTGAAAGATCTAAAACTTGAACAACATTATCTATGTTTACATTATCAGTTCCATCAACAACTACTTGTATATCTGAATCTGTAATACTTGATAAATTGAAATTTCCACCGACAGAACCTGTCATTTGAGCAACTGTCATTCCCTGGCCTAGCCCAGTTATATTTATATTTACATTGCTATTTCCTTCATTTTCTACGTTTCCGCCATATATTGCGTCTTGAACTGAAACCAATTCTAGACTTGCATTTGGACCGAAAGAGAATACAGTTCTAACACCAATTGCTGGATTTGGATCATCGGTAGCAAAGAATTCAATTCCATCAACTTCTCTATTTAGTTGCGAACTTAAATCTTCTGCCAATTGAGCAGCGCTATATCCATTATCTCTAACCACTTCATCAGGATGATCACTATTTTTTAGAACTACTAAAGTTTTGGATGCCAAAACTCCATTTAGTCTCCATTTGAAGTAACTTGTTTTGACAAAATTATAATTTTGTGCTACTGTCGATGTTATCATTACTTGACCGCCAGCACTAATAACATCTGCTGAAGCTGCTGATGCTGCTTCTGAGTCAACTGCATCGGTAGAAGCTACACGAACAATATAAAGTTCATTTGCTACTAGTAGATACTGCTCTGCAGCATATATTAGATATGGATCTCCACTCTCTGGATGCGGGTATCCGAATACAGTGTTTAGCTGTCTTCTAGATGAGATCGTAGTCGGAATGTTTATTGGACCTTTACTAGCAAAACCAACAATGCCTGCTCGATGAAAAGATTGATCTGGAGCTATGAAGCTCAAATCTTTCTCTGTTATTCGAACAGATGGTGAAATTGTGTTTGAAGGTGGAAAGCCTTTTAGAATTGCCATAATCTTATTCTCCCTTGTTCAATTCTTTTTTTGTTAAGTGTCGCGTTGAAATCAACCCCATTTTTTCTGCACGTTCAACATACTCTGTGTTTCGTTCATCTTCCAGCAAATAAGTATTGTTACCAGCACCTATTCCTGGAATGTTTAGTGTCGTGAAGGCTTTAGGAGCTTTTTTTGATTTAATCACAAGTTGTACCGGACCTCTTGTTTTATTTCTTATTTCAATCATTATTGCCCTTTTCTAAATTCTTCAACAGCATCTTCTAATCGTCCCAAAACATCCGTGATCTTGTCTTCCTCTACATTATTGTAAAGGTCAACTTTTGTTTGCAAAACCGACTTCTTACGAATGATCGGCTGTGGTATATATGTTCGAGCGGTCAAATTTATTTCGTATTTTATAATTCGTTGATTTTGATCGCCCGGTTCATAATCTATGTTGTTTGCAACAGAATCCATAGAAACCGTAGTTTCCCAATGAACTCCACGCGTAGTTATATATGCAATAGGAGAAAATTTTAAAAATATTTGTTCTAAAATTTGATCAATGTCTTCCATAAACATCGTCCAAATAAGAAGAGTATATGTCTTATTTACGGGTATTCCTCTTGATACGCCAAAAACAGTGTCTCTTTCATATTTTTCTTTAATCGTAAATCCAGGCTTATTATCTGGTCTTAATTGTCTTAAATAATCTATAGCTCTGTGATAGGTGTACCTTGTAGAATCAAATTCTATTCCTGAACCATAAATTGCCATTGCTGGAAGTCTTATTCTTTCTACAACTAAACTTCCATCTTTTCTTGTATTGTCTTGTAAGATCCAAGCGACTGCTTTTTCTTGTGTCCCCCAAATTATTGGAACTTTATGTGCCTTACCATCTTCATCTATTACAGACACATTATTAAATAAATCTAGCATTGCTTCATCACAACCACGTATGCTTTTCGAATATCTGTAAAGAGCATCTTTTGTTGGATTTTTAAGATCCTCCACTATCTGCCCAGTTTGCATAGGATCGCATTGAGCTTCGTGTCCTAAGCCTATTTTTTTATTTGCTGATTCTTCCAACCAACCCAGATCACCACCATGCGGAGATTTTAATGAATCTTCTTGCTTTCCACATTGAGGTTGAACTTTATCGTTGTTTATACTTGATTGAATTGGACTTGTTGGATTGCAATCGTGCAGCTTTTTTTCTTGGTTTTTAGACATGGCTTTTCCTTACTAACTTATTTAGTAAACTAAATAAGTTAAATGAAACACTTTAAAATTAAAAAAACTATAAATAAAACCAAGGTAAAGCCTTTTATTAAAATTAATTTAGGTCTTAAAAAACCTAAATTTCCAAGAGTTATATTTTGGAATAAAAAACATTAATTACCAAATACTTTTTTGCCTATGCTAGACTGCAGTTGGCTTGACTTTTCTAAAAGCTCTTCTAGTAATTCTAGCATCTTGGGATTTCTAGAAACATAGCGAATCAAAGGAGTGTATCTAACTGTTGATTTCTCGCCAAATTTCACGGATAATTGTTTAACTAATTTCATGAAACGATTTGCTTCTTGATTAATGTTCTGTTGAGGCTCTTGTTGAGTCTGTTGAGGCTGAGTTTGCATTAAATTTTCACTTTCAATCAAAGACTGCTCTTTTAATTCGTTTTTCTTTTCCTTTATCCATTTTCTTATTTGTTTACTCATAAAAACCTCAATTTATTTTTATATATTGTTTAAGTATTATTTTTTTTGATTTGCTTGATTTAGATCGAACTCTGGTTTCTTTTCTGTGACTCTACCTTCTCCTGTCGTTATATTTTCTTGGAATCTCTGACACAGAATTTGGATTCTAAGCTGACTCCATAGCATAGTTTCTCCAATATTTCTTTGAATTATAACCCAATCTTCTTTTCTGTGTGGAGTATAAATTCTAGATCCTATTTTCGGAGGATGTCCTATTTTTTCTAAAACATCCCTATAATTTAGATCAAATACCATCTCATCAGGAGAATCTATTCCAAAAGCACTTTGGTAATTCTGCCCAGGAATTGGCTCGTAACTAGCATAGAGAGTTATTGGGTTGTTTGACCAAAGCTTACCTCTATCCTCTCTGTAGACACGGTCCAGAGATCCAGTTTGAATAAAAACTTCATAATAAAATATTGGAGATCCATATATCTTAATCCATTCTGCATCCCAAGTGTTCCATAAACACCTCTCAGGATTGTCTGGATCAAATTGTTCTAAACTTCCGATTGGTTTGTAAGGACTTCCATCTGGATTTTTTAGTGCCATATACCTCCATGTTTATTTATAAATTAACTTAATTGAATTTGTGGTCTAATTGCTATATCGCCGCCCGCATTTGGCAATTGGAAAGGAGCGCCAGGAAATTCTTCGGCCCATAAAATGTTATTAGATGTGTCTGTTACATAGTAACCTTGAACATTTTGACCGACAGAAAAACTAAATGTTATTCCTGTTCCATATAATGCAGCACTTATGCCTGCTGTTGTTGAAGCTGTCCAACCAGCACCAGTTAGTGTTACCGAAGAATATCCAGTTGCCGTGGCTTCTGTAAAGCTTCCTGTGCTAAATTCATCCGTCAATAAAGCCACATCATTTGTGTATAAATGAAGCACTAAATTAGTAGGACTATTTTTATTTACGATGTATTGTAGAAGTCTAACTTCCCCCTGATCAGGAACTACTAAAGCCATAAATTTCTCCTATATTAGTCTAATTTATATATTGTAGTTTTTTTATTTTTTTTCCATTTGATATATAATTTGTTGAAGAGGAGGCTTTGTGAAAACTATTTTTTTAAAGTGGTGGATTTTTATTGTA